TCGGGTCTCCAGAAGTATCAAAGTTGTTGAGTAGTCAGTTTATCAAAAATGGGATATTTGTATGAATCATATCTTTGAATTCCAAGAGGTTGGCCAAAGAACATTGGAGATTTTTTAGTATCAACTCTTTCAGTATTAAAAACCGTCATTCCTTTAATATTTGTTTGTTGGTCTTCCATAGAAGAAACTTTAAAATCAAACTGCGCAGGATTCACACTCTCCCTCCTCTACTGAACTTAACTCACACATTCTATTTAACTCTCCAAAATATTTGGTTTTTATCATACTCCAAGTTTATGGTTTTGTCCACCCATAACAAGATTTTCTTACACCACGCAAAACTGCATCAAGACCACATTTAATATTATGTTCTTTTGAAAATTGTTTTATACTATCAAAGGTATAAATTTTTCCATCTGGACTTTTAATCGTGTAAATTTTTTTCTCTAGAATTGTTTCTGGTAAAGTCCATCCCTTATGTTGAATATATTTTCCACGCAAAACATTACCAACTCCTCCTGAATTTAAATCATTTTTATCACAAAATTCTTTAAAGTTTTCAAAGATAATTATTTCTCCATTTGGATTTTTCAATTTGTATATTTTTTTATCTTTTCTCTCTAGTGCTTTTTTTCTAATTTTTTCTCTTGTTTCTGGTGAATGGGTTTTACCATACATAGGATTGTTTTCACCAGAATTTTGTTCACTTAAAATTTGACTACGAACTTTTAAGTATTCTTGTGAGAATATTCCAATACCTTCTTTTTTACATTTTTTTCCCCAATCACTCCTTTCCTCATAAGATAATCCACAAATCCCAGTTTTATTATCTCTGTTTTTAGCACCACCTATTTTTCCAGCAGCACTTCTTTCATCAGCAGTCATAGCAAATATTCCAAGACCAAGTTCTTTTGCTTTTTGTCCTGCTTTTTTACCATTTTCTTTTTTTTGTTCTGGGGTTTGTGAAAATATCCCAAGTCCATTTTCTTTTACATAATTTCCATTTTTTACTCGTTGTTCTTTTGTGAGAGAACAAACTCCTCTTTTTAATTGTGCATTCTTGTTTCCAATTACTTTTCCATTCCTTCTTCTTGCTTCTCTAACACCTTCACTAACAATATATCCACTTACACCATCACCACCATTAGTAAGATTGCGAAGAATACCCGTCCCCAAATCTTTTCTACCAAACATTAGGATATAAAGTTTTTCTAATTCAAATGCTTCTTGTTCTGTTAGATTTTTTTTAATTATTTTAATTCTGTTTTTATCTCTTGGAGGACTAACACTTTCCTTTTTCCCCTTTACAAAGCATCTATTATCTCTACCTTTTCCAATATAATATGGACTCTTATCTTCACGAAGATAAGAATAAACATAAAAATTATTCATAACTCCACTTGTATCCTTTGCAGTGTTTAAATTTTCCTTCACAAGTATATTTGATATTAGAAGGAGTTGTTCCTACAAATTTAGCAGCATCACTAATAGATTGAAACTCTCTTAAAAAGTTTCCTTCAATATCATACTGAAATACTTTGGTTCTTTTTATATTTGGATTATTTCTAAGAGTTTGAGAAGTTTTAGATTTACTTTCTTCTTTATGTGATTTTCCAGCAAATCCACAAGGAGATGGTTGCCCTTTTCTCATTCTACTTAGTTTGTCTTTAGTTTTTTGTGTATGATGCTGCCCATAAAAAGGATTTTTTTCTCCAGTATATTTTCCCTTTCTTTTTTCAGAAAGAAAGTTTTTAGTTTCTTCAGTATGCCTAAATCCAAGAATTCCATTATCTCCACCAATAGTTTGGTTGTAATCTGGTTTTAATTTAGAAATCCAAAATACTTCTCTATCTGGTAAATTTTTTTCACATACCTCAACTTCTTCAATGACAAAATTTTCTTTACCATATTTTCTTATTGCTTTATGGAAATAAGAATTTGAGTTTCTAATTAATGCATCATAACAATGATTATTAAATCTGTATTTCAATTTCTTTCTGGTCATACCAACATAAAACTTACCATTAACTTGATTAGTTATTTTGTAAATGCGACCTTCCATAAGATAAAATAAAGACCTATTACTATTTATAATAACAGGTCTTTACACTTTCGTCAAATTTTACAACTTTCGCAATCTTCCTCTTCAGCACCAGAGAGTTCTTGAAGGAGTGATTGTAGATTTGGTTTTTCCTCAACTACTTCATCAGTTTTAATATCATAAGTATTTTGATAATATGCCGTTTTCCAACCATAACGATAACAGTTCAAAAAGTCATTTGCCATTACTGACACAGGAACTTCATTATTTTCATAATTTTCTGGGTTATATGACCAGTTCCCAGAAATTGCTTGATCAAAGAACTTTTGCATAACAGAGACAATATTAATATAACCAGTGTTGCTAGGCATATCCCAAAGAAGCGTATAAGCATTCTTAAGAGTATGATACTGTGGAACGATCTGCTTAAGTGGTCCTTTTTTGGATTTCTTAATGGACAAGAATCCACGGGGAGGTTCGATTCCATTTGTTGCGTTTGACACAACGGAACTGCTCTCCGATGGCATCTGTGCGGACAGTGTTGAGTGCCTAAGACCGTGAGCCAGGATGGATGTTCTAAGAGATTCCCAGTCATGTTGATATTCAATAGAAGAAATTTCGTCTACGTCTTTTTTATAAGTATCAATTGGAAGAATTCCATCTGAATACTTAGTGCGCCCAAAATACTCACAATATCCCTTTTCTTTAGCAAGTTGATTAGATGCTTTTAGCAAATAATATTGGAAAGATTCTGAAAGTCCATGAACTGCATCCCATGCTTCTTGAGATTCGTAGTTGAACCCAAGTTTTGCGAGGTAGTGTGCAAGACCAATAAAACCAACTCCAAGTGATCTACGTGCTTTTGTAGCAATCTCTGCTGCTTTTACGGGGTATCTTTGATAATCAATCAGTTCATCAAGACTGCGAACGGAAAGGTCACAAAGATCTTCAAGTTCTTCATCAGATTTTACTTTACCGACATTAACAGCAGACAAAATACAAAGTGCAATTTCACCTAAATGATCATCAATATGCTCAATTGGATCAGTTGGAAGAGTAATTTCCTGACAAAGATTACTCATATTCACTTTATCTTTAAAAGAAGAATGAGAATTGCAATGATCAATATTCATAATGTAGATACGACCCGTTTCCGCACGTTCCTTGAGAAGGTTAAGAATGAGTTCTTGCGCTTTAAGAGTTTTTTTCGGAATGGTCGGATCTTTTTCATATGAAACGTAAAGATCATCAAAACTTTCTGTTCCAAAAGAATCATAGAGTCCAGGTACATCATGTGGGGAGAAAAGCGTAATCTCACCATCCTGAATAAACCTCTCATAGAAGAGTTTACTAATTTGAATGCTGTAATCAAGTTTACGAACACGATTGTCTTCCGTTCCTTTATTGTTCTTAAGAACTAGAATATCCTCTATTTCTTGGTGCCAGATTGGAAAGTGGACTGTCGCGGATCCACCTCGTATGCCATTTTGCGTGCAACATCTGACAGTCGCTTCAAACTTTTTGAGAAACGGTACAACACCAGTGTGTTGAACTTCTCCACCTCTGATTTTACTGTTGATACCCCTGATGCGACCTGCGTTGATCCCGATACCCGCGCGTTGTGCAACGTATCGACCAATAGCCATATCAGAGCTAAAGATAGAATCGAGGGTGTCATCAACATCAACAAGAACACAACTAGCAAATTGTCGAAGTGGCGTTCGCACTCCTGCCATGATGGGAGTTGGAATGTTGATTTTGTGTTTGGAGATTGCGTCATAATACCTCTTTACATATGACATTCGGGTTTCTTTTGGATACTCTGCAAAGATTGTCAGAGCAATCATCATATACATGAATTGCGGTGTTTCATATACTCCACCAGAACTCCTGTCTTGCACAAGATACTTGTCAACGACCTGACGTAAACCTGCATAAGTGAACAAATAGTCACGGTCATGATCAATATACGAATTAGCTTTGCCAATTTCTTCCTTTGAATATTTGCTGTAAATATCATTATCATATACTTCAGCATTTACGCAAGTATAAATATGCTGCTCAAGATGAGGAAGTTCTTTCATCTTTCCATAAAGTTGCTTTCGCACTGCAAAAAGAAGCAGACGAGCAGCAACATACTGATAATTGGGATGATCAAGATCAATCAAATCTGAAGCAGAACGAATTAAAATTTCTTGAATCTCTGCTGTCGTAATGCCATCATAAAATTGAATGCCCGAAGTCATCTCAACTTGACTTGCAGAGACCCCTGCAAGACCCCTACACGCTTCTTCAACCATTACATGCATCTTTTCAAGGTCAAGTGTTTCTACACGACCATTTCTCTTAATGACTTTTGTTCCGTTGCTCATATTTTCTTCCAAGTAGTAAACTTAAGTTTTGCTTCTAATCCAGAATAAGTATTTGATTCTATCACAGA